GGGCTCCGCGGCCGGCACGTAGCCGGCAGCGGTGAGCGTCGAGGTCACCTCTTCGTCGGAGGCGTCGGCCGACAGACCCAGCGCCTCTCGGATCTTTGCCGGATCCATGCCGGTCTCCTCTGGTGTTGGTGGTTCCTCCGCCTCCGGGGCGGGAGCTGATGCGGCAGCCAGGCGGCTGCCGGGTGCGCGGGCGACGATCCGGGCCGACGCGGCGATGCCGAGGGCGCGCGGGAGGTCGCGGAGTGAGCGCAGCGACGAGATGCCGGGCGGCGTGACGCCGAGCAGGGCCAGGCCGTCGATGACGAACGCGTACTTCTCGCCGTCGACCTCGAGGTCGGTCCAGCCCTCCACGGACCGGTCCGGCCAGGCGGTCGGAGCGGCCGCGGCGAGCCAGTCGGGCATCCCGGTGACGTCACCGACGAGGACGGGTGTGCCGGCGTCGTCCTCGACGCGGAGGTTCCCGAGCCAGCCGAGGGCGGGTTCGCCGTCGCCGGCGAACCTGGGGTCGGCGTGGCCGAGCTTGATCGGCGCCCGGTAGTCGGGGCGGCCGGCGTGCCGGGCCGCGTCGTGGATCATCTCCGGCGTGAACGTCTGCTCGCCCGACGCGAGCTGCCACGTGCCGGGCCGGACCAGCTCGATCCCGAGGAGCTCGCCGGCCTCGACGCGGCTGGACGCCTTCACCCTCGGCCGCTTCGCCGGGGCCTTCGCGGGGGTTTTCGACGGCGCTTTGAGCGTCTTCAGCCGGTCGATGAATGCCGGGTCGATGACCCCGGTCGGGTTCATGCCGAGCTTCGTCTGCGCGGCTTTCACCGCGGCGGTCGTCAGCGGTCCGAATTCACCGTCGGCGCGGAGCGGCTTGCCGACCCCGTCGGTGAAGTGGAGCCGGTTCAGCTGCTGCTGCAGGGTCTTCACCCGAGGGTCGGGCTTGCCGTAGCCGGTGCCGGAGACCCCGTCGAAGCCGAGTTGCCCGGCGGGGATGCTCCGGCGTGGCTGCGCCGGCTTCTGGATCGGCTTCTGCCCGGGTTTCCGCTGGGCGGGCTTGCCCGTCTTCGCCGGCTTCTTCGAGGTGCCGTTGTCGTTGCCGCCGGTGGTGGTGAACTGCCCGCCTGCGGGGCTGCCGGCCGGGGCGTGCGGGTGCGAGCCGGACTCATAGGCCGCCTCGACCCGCTCCTCGGCGTCGTCTTCCGCTTCCTCGAGGTCCTCGTCGTCTTCGAGTTCGTCGTCTTGGTGCAGGGCAGACGTCATCGCCCGCGCACCTCCCTTCAAGGTGTGCGGTTTGGTCGGTCAGGGGAACGACAGCGGCCTGGCCTCGATCTGCTCGACCAGGCTGCGGACGTCGGCCGGCAGGTCTCCGAATTCCTCGGCAGCGCGAGCGGCGGTGACGATCCGCTCGCGCTCCTCGGTCGTGACCCCGGCGTGCGTGAATACCGCTCCGAGGCGGCGTGACAGTTGCGGCGTCATGCGGCCTGCACCACTACTGCGGTTCGGTTGAGGACCACGACAGACCCCTCGTCCTTGACGTCGACGGCGTCATATCCGAGCGCTGCCGCGTAGGCGCTGGGGTCGTTCCAGAACTCGTACTCCTTGGAACCCTTGGGGTACTTGTTCCGATAGTCCGACCACTGCTGGCGCAGGTCGCGGAACTCGATCGTCTTCGCGTCCGGTCGCAGCGCCATGCGGACCAGCGAGCCGGGAGCGTTCCCGTAGTCCTCGGCGAATCCTTCGGCGTGCCCCCGTTCGCCGGCGTAGATGCCGAAACCGTAGAAACCGACGCCGTAGAAGGCGTCCCCGGTCCGGAAGTCCTCGTTGATCTGGGCCGATGACTTCCCTGCGGCCGGTTCCACGCCACGCCACAACTCGCGATAGCCGCCATTGATGAGGCCGTCGAGTTCGCCGGAGGTGACAACCTTCGGCTTGGCGTCGAATCCCTGCTCGTGCGCAAGCGCGGCGAGCCGCTTCGCCGACGAGGCGAACGACGGTGCCGCCTGTTCCATGTCGGCCGCGAGCGACCGGCGGGAGAGGAGGTTTGTACCCTCGACGCGATCACCTGGAGCGGATGGCGCCGGTTTGACGGGCGCCTTTCTCGGGCTGCGTTTCCGCGGTGCCGCTTTCGGCTTCGGCGCGGGCGGCGTGACGTCCGGCTTCGGTTCGGGCTTTGTGGCCGGTTTGCCGCCGAGGTCGTCGAGGAGCTTCTTCGCAATCGAGTCGCGGCTCTCGCCGCGGGTCAGCGTGATACCGGGCCGCTTCGCCGCGGCCCGGCGCAGCTGTTCCCGGTCGAAACCCTCGAACGGGTCGCCCTTCCCGCCGCTGGAGCGGTGGGTTTCGATCGCCGACTTCAGCTTGTCGACCGTGGAGCGGAACTTCCCGCCCGGGCCGCGTGGGTGCTTCGCCTCGTCGAACGCCGCCGCACGGACCTCGCCGTGCAACTCGGCCAGCGCCAGGATTAGCGCCTCGATCGACTCTTCCCACTCGGCTGTCTCGTCGTCGACCGGCTCGGAGGCATGGACGTTGCGGTGGTCGCCTGGCCAGTACCCGTACCGCAGGTGGAACCAGGCCGCGGCGATCCGCTTCGCGAACCCGTCGCTGATGCCCTTGCCGGTCTTCAGGTGGTCGTACAACTCGGTCCACGTCGACCACTTCGCTGCGCCTTCGCCGTACACCCAGTAGTGCTTGAGTTCCTCGCCGCCTGGGTGGGTGCCGACGCCGGCGGCCGCGGTCACGACGTGGCCCGGGACTGGGCCGCGAAGCTCGTTCTCGATCCTGGCGAGATCGCCGAGGAGGTACTTCGCACCCTTCGGGTCGAGCGTGATGCCGTCGCTGTCCGGCTGGTTCGCCAGCTGCAGCGTCCAGGATGTGGGGTCGTCGTCGGTGAGGGTGATCGACCAGCCCAGATCCTGGCCACCGGGGCCGCCGTCGAGCGCTTCGCCGCGCGCTACCGGTTCGTCGCCGAGGAGTTTCGGGTCGGTCGGTGCGTTGCCGGACTTCCACGCCTTGTCGGCGTCGCGAGCGGCCTGCTTGGCCTCGTCGATGCCCGTGCCGAGCCTCGTGCGGAGCTTCGCGACCGTGTCGGTGTCGAGCGCGGTCGTGGCGATGTCGCCGTTGAGGTCGCCCGTCCAGTCGCTGGCCCCGTCCGGCTCCGTGATGCAGAGACGGACCTCCGGCCCGAACTCCTTGGTGAACACGGTTGCCCAGTTCAGGTCCGCCTCGTCCGTGCTGACCTTGTCGGTGGATCCGAGATGGTCACCCGGGTCGAGCACGAACTGGCTGTCGACGCCGAGGCCATCAACGAAGTCAGACACGCTCGGGCCGGGGATGCCGTCGCCCCACTCGCCGTTCGGGTCCCGTTTCTGGCCCGGGTTGTACCGGGCTTCAGTACGGCCCGGGTCGGCTTTTGGGCGGCGGCGCCGGGCAGCGACCGAACCGGGCATGTCCGACGTCGGCACGGGTGCGGGTGGCGTCGGGCCGGCCTGGCCGGGTGGCGGCGTCGCGGTCGCCGGGTCCGCGGGCGGGAGCCCGTACTGCTGCCGCGAGTTCTCCTCGAGGACCTGGTCCGGGTGGATGATCCCCGCGTCGACGAGGGTCTTCAGCGCTTGCGCGGTCGCGGCCTGCTGGGAGCCGATCTCATCGAAGACCAGCCGCGGCGCGGGTTCGTTCTCGCCGAAATTCAGGTCGACGAGGTCCTCGATCACGTGCTGCGTCGTCACGTCCGCGATGTGCTGGGCGAGGGTCTGCAGCGAGTAGACGAAGAAATCGGCGAACGTGGCGCCGAGCGCCCACGAGCCGGTCTGGGTGCCGAGGTTCAGGAAGTGCGCGAGGGCGGCGCGGGCGATCTGCTCGTCGTGGTAGCGGATGGCCGGGTCGGCGTCGGGCAGGGTGCCTTCGACGCCGCGGAGGACGAGGTCGGCGCCGTACGGGATCGAGGAGCCTGCCGCTTCACCGGCCCGCCACAGCGTCGCCATGGTCTTGCCGGCGGCGATGTCGTCGGCGGTGGCGTCCTCCTGCGCCTTGTACAGGGGGATGCCCATGCCGTTGCGTTCGATCGTCTGCGCCTGGACGCGGAGCAGCCGGTCTTTGAGCAGCCAGTTCTTGTACGCCGGGCGCAGGATGGACTGGCCGAGCCAGTTCCCGCCCTCGCGGTTGCGGACGTAGGCGACGAGCCGGTCGACGGGGATCGGCTGCGGCGCGCCGGTCGTCGATGTCCACCGCTGCTTGATCCACTCAAGGCCGCCGTCCGCGGCGACCTTCATCTCGTCGATCGTGGCCGGCATCCGCGGCGCCAGCTTCTTCAGGTGCGCCTCGGTGCCGGCATCGTTGACGCTGTACACCTGTTCGAAGAACATGTGCCCGAAGACCAGCTCCAGCAGGGCAAGGCGCAGGTGGTCGGGCCACGAAAACTTGCCCTTCGTCCGCGCCGGCGGCTTCCCCGGGCCCTTCCCGACGATCGGCAGCCCCAGATCCGTCGACACGAACTTGACGACGGTGGCGCGGGCCCCGTTGGGGTCGATCCGCCACGGCGTCCTGCGGATCGGCAGCGCGACCGCCTCGAGGAGCGACGTGACCTGCGCGTCGGTGCGGCGCATCTGGTCGTAGACGGCGATCGAGCGGGGCCACTGCAGCTCGGGGGTGGTCTCGCCCTCGTCGAAGAGCCACCACTGGCTCAAAACCTGCTGCGCGTAGCCGATCTCGCCCCGGGACGCCACCTGCGGCTTCGTCGCAGCCTGGACACGGCGGGGCATGTCGGGCAGTTCGAGTTCCATCTGCATCTGCACCGCCTGGCCCCTTTGCTGGTCGGGCCGCGGACGCGGGTCAGAAACCGATGTTGAACAGGTCAGGCTCGGAGCGGCTGCGGGCCGGTGCGCGGTCGACCATCGGCGGTGGTGCGGGACGACGGACGTTGAGCGCGCCGTCTTCGATCGCCTGACCGCGCGCCATGTGTGCCAGCACCGCGGCCACGGCCATGTCGATCAACATGCCGTCGCCGCGTTTTGCCAGCTTCAGGTAGTAGGACTGGATCATCTCGTCTTCGCCGGGCCGCGGCTT